TCGCGGGTCCTGGTCGACGCCAACTGGGGCTCGTCGACGGATGTCGTCTACCAGTTCTGCCGCGAGACGAAGCACGCGGGCACGGTGATGCCATCGCACGGCCGGTACGTCGGCGCGTCGAGCGTGCCGTTCAGCGACTACAAGCGCCGCCGCGGCGAGCGCGTCGGGCTCAACTGGCGCATCCCGACGGTGACGGGCAAGCGCGCCGTGCGGCACGTGACCTTCGACACGAACTTCTGGAAGAGCTTCGTGCACGCACGCCTCGCCGTGCCGCAGGGCGACCCCGGGGCGCTCTCGCTCTTCGGGCGGGACCCGCGCGTGCACGAGGTCTTCGCGTCGCACCTGACGAGCGAGTACCGCGTGAAGACCGAGGGCCGCGGCCGCGTGGTCGACGAGTGGAAGCTTCGCCTCGCCGGTGCGGACAACCACTGGCTCGACTGCCTGGTCGGCTGCGCGGTGGCGGCGAGCATGGAGGGCTCGGTGCTCTTCGGCACGGACGCCAAGGTCGTGGCGAGGCCGAAGGTGCGGCTGTCTGCGATCCGCAAGGGAGGCCGGTGATGCCGCGCGAGAAGCGCACGGGGCTCGAGAAGGACGGCGCGAAGCTCGGGCTCTCCTGCCGGGGCTGCGGGTGCCAGCACCTCAAGGTCATCTACCTGCGGCGGCTCCCGAAGGGGCAGGTGCTGAGGCGGCGGGAGTGCAGGCACTGCGGGCGGCGCACCTCGACGCGGGAGTCGGAGTCCTGACCCCTGGAATCTTCACGAAAAAGGGCGGCGTTTCCGGGATCGCGCCGGGCGGGGCCTACGTTGGCCGTCGGCGATCGCGGCAGCGTGCCGCGGCGCCCACGCACCCACGCAGGGGACCCTCACATGAACATGCAGGAAACGATCGCCAGCTCCAACGACGCGCTCTCCCACATCATCCGGCTGGGCCGCAGCCGGGCGCGCTGGCGCATGCTCGCGGTGGCGCTGATGGCGATGCTCGCGGGCATCGCCGTCGCTTCGTTCGATTGATCGAACGATTTCGGCGGCCTTCGCCCGAATCTCCCGGATCAGCCCCGCGCCGTGTCGGCACGGGGTGGATGGAGTCGCTTTCAGCCGACCTGCCCGAGACGCCCTTCGCGGCCAAGCTCGCCCTCGAGCTCCGGCTGTGCCCGTCGCGTGACCGGGAGGATGCCCTGCAGGAGGCCTGGCTCGCCGCGCTCGAAGGGCGCAACCCGGCCCGGGCGGTGAACACGTTCGCCCAGCGCGAACGCAGGCACCGCCGCCGCGAGGCCGCGCTCGGCGTCGACGCAGGGCGATCCTTCCGGCTCTCCGAGCTTCGTGCGGCACGTGCCTCCGAACGTCGGCACGCCAAGCGCGAGGCATCCCTGTCGGCACGGGTGACGCCCCATGCCTGACGAGACGCCCTCCATCGCCGACGCGATCCGCGACAACGCCGCGGGCCTGAAGAAGGCCTCGAACGACGCGGGCACTCGAAGCAGGCGATGTCGCGGCGCAACCGCGGCCTGCGGATCTCGCGCATCGTGTCCCCTGGCACCGGAGGCACGGCCTGATGGGCTGGCTCGCAGGCATCCTCGGACGCAAGGCGTCCTCGGCGCCGCGCGCGATCTCGATCCGCGCCCGCTACGACGCCGCCGCGACGACCGACGCCAACCGCAAGCACTGGGCGAACGCGGACGGCCTGTCCGCCGACGCAGCGGCCTCGCCCGAGATCCGTCGGATCCTCCGCAACCGCGCCCGCTACGAGTCGGCCAACAACAGCTACGCCGCGGGCATCGTCGCGACGCTCGCCAACGACGTGGTCGGCACCGGCCCGCGCCTCCAGGTCCTCACCGACGACGCGCAGGCGAACAACGAGATCGAGCGTGCGTTCAACGCGTGGGCGCGGTCGATCAACCTGGCCGACCGGCTCCGCACCATGCGCATGGCGCGCGCACACTCGGGCGAGTGCTTCGCGAAGCTCGTGTCGAACCCCGCCGTCCCCGGACCGGTGAAGCTCGACCTCGCGCTCGTCGAGGCAGACCGCGTGACCGGCCCCGCGTGGGGCACGCTCGCCCCCGACGAGGTCGACGGCATCGTCTACGACGCCGCCGGGAACCCCGTGGCCTACCGCGTGCTCAAGGAGCACCCGGGCGACCGCTCGCTCAACCTCGAGCAGGAGACGCTCCCCGCCTCGAAGGTGGTGCACTACTTCATGCCCTCGCGGCCCGAGCAGAGCCGCGGCATCCCCGACCTCGTGCCTGCGCTCCCGCTCTTCGCGCAGCTCAGGCGCTACACGATCGCCGTCCTCTCGGCCGCCGAGACCGCGGCGAACTTCGCGGGCACCGTCGAGACCGACGCTCCGGCGAACGGCGAGGCCGACCCGGTCGAGCCCATGGACACGATCGAGCTCGAGGCCAACTCGCTGCTCACGCTTCCCGCCGGCTGGAAGATGTCGCAGGTCAAGCCCGAGCAGCCCGCGACGACCTACGGCGAGTTCAAGCGCGAGATCCTGAACGAGATCGCCCGCTGCCTGAACATGCCCTTCAACGTCGCCGCCGGGAACAGCTCTGGCTACAACTACGCGAGCGGTCGCCTCGACCACCAGACCTACTTCAAGGCCATCCGCATCGACCAGGCGCACATGGCCCGGACGGTGCTCGACCGCGTGCTCGCGGAGTGGTTCGACGAGGCGAAGCTCACGGAGTCGCTCGTCCCCACGCGAGTGCGCGTCCTCGAGGCGCTTCCGCACCAGTGGTTCTGGGATGGCACCGAGCACGTCGACCCGGCGAAGGAGGCATCCGCGCAAGCGACGCGCCTCGCCAACCACACGACGACGCTTGCAAGCGAGTTCGCCAGGCAGGGCAAGGACTGGGAGGCCGAGCTGCGCCAGCGCGCGAGAGAGCTTGCACTCATGGAGGAGCTCGGCATCACCGTGGCCCCGTCGGTACCTGCCGGAGACACCGCCCCCACGCGGAACGATCAGCCTGTCGATGGCCCCTCCGACGAGGACACGAATGACGACCAAGACGCCTGAAGCCCCGCACCCCTCGCGCCCCGTCGCGCTCGCGATGTCCGCGACGGTCGAGATGCTCGCCGCGGATTCCGCGCCCGACGCCACCGCCGAACCTTCGGCTCCCACTCTCCGCCGGTTCGCGATGAGCGCCTACACCGGCGGCGCGATGACGCTCCGGGGCTGGCGTCACCCGACCGTGCTCGACCTCTCGGGCATCGCCTGGAGCTCCAAGCCACGGCCGATCCTGAAGGATCACAACCCGTCGCTCATCGTCGGCCACACCGACAGCGTGTCGGTCGTCGACGGCGTGCTCCGGGTCGCGGGAATCGTGAGCGGAGCCGGACCGGTCGCCCGCGAGATCGTCGAGGCGGGCATGAATGGATTCCCATGGCAGGCATCTGTCGGCGCCTACGCCACCGAGACGGAGCAGGTCCCGAAGGGGCGCACGGCGATCGCGAACGGCCGGACCTTCGAAGGTCCGGTCTCGATCGTGCGTCGGTCGGTACTGGGTGAGGTCAGCTTCGTCGCGCTTGGCGCCGACGACGACACGGAAGCACGCATCGCGGCCGCGGCCGCAGGAAACGCAGAGGAACACACGATGTCCGAAGTTGAGAACGTTGCACAGGCCGCGGCTCCCGCCGCCGAAACCAACTCGATCGCGGCGCACATGCGCGCCGAGGCAGCGGCCGAAAGCGCCCGCATCGGCGCGATTCGCAAGGCTTGCGCTGGGCGGCACGCCGAGATCGAGGCCACGGCGATCGCCGAGGGCTGGGACGCGACGCGGACCGAGCTCGAGGTGCTGCGGGCTTCTCGCCCGCTCGCCGGTGCACCCGCCGCGCATGTGCGTGCGAACGACGCAAGCCCCGAGGTCGTCGAGGCCGCGCTCTGCAAGGCTGGCCGACTCTCGGGCCTCGAGCGGCACTTCGACGAGAAGACGCTCGACGCAGCCGACCGCCGCTTCGGTCGCGGGATCGGCCTCCAAGAGATCCTGCTCGAGGCCGCGTGGGCCAACGGCCACACGGGGCGCTCGATCAAGGGCGATACGCGAGGCGTGCTCCAGGCGGCGTTCTCGAACCTGACCCTCCCGGGCATCTTCTCGAACGTGGCCAACAAGTTCCTCCTCGCGGGCTTCACCGCGGTCGAAGGTACGTGGCGCGAGATCAGCTCGAGCCGCTCCGTGAGCGACTTCAAGCAGATCACCTCCTACCGCCTCAACGGCGCGTTCGCCTACGACGAGATCGGCCCGGCGGGAGAGCTCAAGGCAGGCGACGTCAGCGAGGAGAGCTTCACCAACCAGGTGAAGACCTACGGCAAGATGTTCTCCGTCACGCGGCAGGACATCATCAACGACGATCTCGGCGCGCTGACCGCGCTCCCGACCCGCATCGGCCGCGGCGCCGCGCTGAAGCTCAACCAGGTCTTCTGGGGCGCGTTCCTCGCGAACAGCACATTCTTCACGAGCGCTCGCAAGAACTACGCCTCCGGCGCGACGACGGCCTTCGGCATCGACTCGCTCACGGCGGCCGAGCAACTCTTCCTCGATCAGGTCGACGCGGACGGCCAGCCGCTCGCCGTCTCGCCTGCGGTCCTCCTCGTTCCGACCGCGCTCAACGCGCGCGCGGCGCAGCTGATGAACTCGACCGAGATCCGCGACACGGCGGCGAGCACGAAGTACCCGACCGCGAACCCGCATGCGGGCAAGTTCCGCACGCTCTACTCGGCGTACCTCTCGAACGCGACCCTGACCGGCAACAGCTCGACCGCGTGGTACCTCCTCGCGAATCCCGCCGACGTGCCGCTCATCGAGGTCGCGTTCCTCAACGGGCGCGACGTGCCCACGGTCGAGACGGCGGAGGCCGACTTCTCCGTGCTCGGAGTCCAGATGCGCGGCTACTTCGATTTCGGCGTGGCGCTCCAGGACTGGCGCGGCGGCGTGAAGATGGCTGGCGCCTGAGCGCCCGTCTAGGTCCACCAACGGCACAGCATTCAGGAGAACCAGCTCATGGCGACTTTCGTGCAGGATGGACGGTACGTGGACTACACCCCCGCTTCGGCGGTGGCTGCAGGCGCGGTGGTGGTGCAGGTGGACCTCGTGGGTGTCGCCGTGCGCGACATCCCTGCGAACACGCTCGGCGTGCTCGCGGTCGAGGGTGTGTTCACCTTCCCCAAGGCGACGGGAGCGAGCACCGGCATTGCCGTCGGCACGACCGTCTACTGGGCGAGCGGAACGCAGCTTGCGACCGCGACGGCGACGAGCAACAAGCTGATCGGCAAGGTCGTCAAGACCGCGGCCGACGCAGAGGCGACCGTGCTCGTCAAGCTCTTCCAGTGAGGCACCGATGCCCGACCTCATGGCACGGGCGGCGGAGTTCATCGCCGGGAAGCTCGCGGCGGAGATGTCGCGTCCGGTGACCTACTCGCGTGGCGGCGACTCGGTCGCCATCACGGCGAGCGTCGGGCGAAGCTCGTTCGACGTCGATGACGGGCACGGCATGCTCCGCTTCGAGACGCGGGACTACATCGTGCGCATGGACGCGCTCGTCCTGGGCGGCATCGCGACGCTTCCGCGCCGTGGCGACCGGATCACCGAGTCGAGCACGGCTGGCGATGTGGCCTACGAAGTCGTCGCAGTGGCGGGAAGCCCTGAGTGGCGTCCGTGCGACTCGTCGCGCGTCCTGATCCGCATCCACACGAAGCTCGCGGGACCTTCACCACAGGGCAGCACATGACCACCGACTCGAACAGCCCCCGCTCCTTCGGAAACCTGCTCGGCATCGCGCAGCTCGCGGCGATCCTGCTCCAGTTCGCGGGGCTGATATGGATGGGCGGGCGGTGGAGCGCGGAGATGTCCGCCGTCGGCGAGCGGGTCACGGAGCTTCGGCAGATCGTGGGCGAGCTCGCGAAGAGCCAGGCACAGGGCGCGATCATTGACGCCTCGCAGGGCGCGCGTCTGGAGACGCTCGCGAAGCGCCTCGACGAGATCGTCGCGCGACTCGACAGGTTCGATGTCGACCGCCGCGGCGAGAGGACTCCGTAGTGGGAATCGCTGCGACCGCCGACAGCATTGTCGCCGCGCTCGACGCCGCCGACCTCGGCGAGTCGAAGACCGTCGTGCGCGCCTTCCTGCCGTTCCGTGAGCGCGAACAGCTCTCGTCGCTCACCCTGACCGTCATGCCGCGCAGCATCGAGCGCACGCTCTCGACACGAGGCGGCGTCGGCCAAGTTGACCATCTCATAGAGGTCGCCGTCCAGAAGAAGGTCGAGGGAGCAGACGAGACCGCTTTCACCGCGGGCGTTGCCGCCGTCGAGGCAGTCTCTGACCTGCTCGCTGGCCTTCGCCTCGCCGGGCCGCCCTCGTGGTCCTGCGTCGAGACGCGAATCGACCCGCTCATGAGCGAGGACCACGCGGCCAACCTCCGCGTCTACACCGGCGTCGTCCAGGCGAGGCTTCGGAGCCACGCCTGACCGGGCCACTCTGTCGGTACGGGAGAAGGGACACCAACCATGGCCTACAAGCTCGGAATGGACGCCGTCCTCAAGTACGGCACCGCGGGAACCACCGCGAACACGGCGCTCGCGAGCGTCCGCAACGTCAC